CAGTTTGCCACTCATGGTTTGTTTGCGAAGCTGATCCTTTACCTGCGTTAGACATAAAAGGTGTTTCAGTAGGTGCTATGTTGTAAATAACATCTGCTAAATCTTCTCTTATACCAACACGAGTATAGGTTTGTACTGTATTATTAGGTACAGCCATTGTAGTCTCCTATTCGTTAAAGTACATCTCCTTCAGCACACTCTGTGCGTCTTTGATATGTCCAGATTGTTTGAGTCTCGACATTCTCTTATCAACATTCTGTTTCTTATCAGAATCTTCTCTTACATTTGAAGCATTAGAAGAGACAACTTTTGGAGCTTTATTTACTTTATTGCCAGATAATTTTGTTTTTTTCAGTTGATTATATCTGTAAGCATCAGCTAACAATAAAACTGCTCGATGATCTACCATCATAGCAATTTCTTGGTCAGTATAACCACTTTCTTTTGCAAAATTAGAAAGTCTTTTAGTAAATTCTGCACTCTTATTTTTGTCTGCATAAACTGGTAATTTTTCAGCCAAGATTTTTCGTTCTTTTGCAATGTACTCGTTATACACTTTCTCTTGCTCTGCTCGTTGCTCTTGTTGAATACGCATTTGTTCTTGCTGTGCAAGATTTAATGCTTCTTTTTTCTTATCTGACTCTGCTTTTAATTTTACATATTCAGCAGGATCAGTTTGATAAAGATTATCCCAGTCAATGTTTTGTTCTTGTTGCTGCAAATTTTCAGTTAGAACTTTTAATTGTTCAGCATATTGATTGCGAGAACTTTTGACTGCTTCAAACTCTTTCTTTAAGTTATCCTGTAAGGACTCAACTTCTTTTCGTTGATTACTTAAATCCATCGTTTTTTTGGTATAGTCTGATTCCCTAGAGTAACCTTTCATCAGCTCATTGAGATTAACTTTTTGATTGATACCATTAACAGTAACATCATAAAGTGTCTCTTCACTTTCAGAAATGGCTTCTTCGTTATCTACTACTTCTTCATTAACATCTACATCTTCCATTAAGGGATCATCGTTGTCTTTTTCAAGATCGACTTCTCCTTCTTTCTCTGATTTAGTTGCTTCAAGCTCTTCGTTCCTTGCAGTCTCTTCGTTTTGTAATAGGGTAGCGAATGCTTGTGTTGTTTCTTCAGTTTTATAGGTTGGTTGCGAAACAACAGACTCCTCTTGAGGTGTATCTGCCATTATAACTCCTTTTATTGATTAATCTGCTTGGATGCTAGTTTGCCTGTTTCCATTACAGATTGCAGTTGCACATGAAGGACATTTAACATTTTTTTCATCATGTAAATTTTCTCTCTTCCTTCTGTGTCTCTTATCGGAGAGTTAATCCATTCTAGGTCTAACTCTTGCGAAACTTTTTGTAGAGCTTCCACAAATATAGGATCTTCTAATATTGCTTTTGCTCTGTGTCCTCTTTGTATTTCTTTTTCTTTATCCATTATTTATCGTAATCTTCCATGTATTGCTGTTGTGCAGCAGTCATTTGAGGAGGTTGAACAGGTGTATTAATAATAATTCCACCACCAGTCATTTGATTACTTGATGTACCACCTCTACCTGTTCCATAATCTACTCCACCTTGAGTTTGTTGTGATTCTGGTGGTAATGGTGTTCCAGATACAAATGAATAACCTGTATTGCCTTGATTATCATTAAATACTTGCTGATAAGTGTCTCCAAATACATCTGTTACAGGTTGTCCTTGAACATTTTGAGGTAACATACTTTCTATGCCACCAACATTTGTGTTTACATTTTTATTAGCAATGTCAAAAATAGGATTTTTATTATCATCAAAATTACCTGTGAAATAACCTCTTTTCATTAATTCACTTTTAATAAATTGTTCTCTTAGTGCTGAATCATTTAAACCTAATACACCAAGTCCTAAAGACAACATATTAGGAGGAGTGCCTTTAAAAGTTACTTCACTTCCTTTACTTGGCAAATAACCTAAAAGACTATTACCAAGATAACCACTTGTTAAATAATCAAGTAATTCTTCATCAGATAAATCTTTCATTGCATCAATAGAATAATATGGTCTTTCTTCTACATTATTATCATCTCGTTGTTCATCATAAGCTGATTGACCAAATTGTTCTACTGGCTGACATACACCATCAACTAACATATAACCTTCTGGACAAGGATCAACTG